CGAGAAGAATATGAAGATTTGAAAGCACAAAATCCTGAACTTTATCAAACTTTGGAATCTTTATCTACTGCAAAAGCTGAAGAACAACTTCAAGGAATTAAAAAAGAACTTGATGATTATAAAGGTCGTGCAACACAATTGCAACGTGAAAAGGCTTATGAAGAACTTTTAAGGTTGCAACCAAGTTTCAGTAAACTTAAATCTGATGAAAAGTTTTTAGATTGGTTAAAAGATCAGCCTGCGTCAATATCAGACGGTATATATAATAATAGTACGGATGCTAAATGGGCTTCCAGAGTGATCGATCTGCATTTAGCAGATAGTGGGAAGTCTAAGAAGAAAGTCGTAAAAGATGATGATGCTGCAGCTTCTATTAAAGCTCCACAAGTTCGTGAAGTTAAAACAACAGATGCAAAAGGCAACAAAATCTGGAAAGCTTCAGAAATCCAAAGACTAAAACCTTGGGATTATGAAAAACTCGAAAAGGAAATTGATTTGGCTCGTTCTGAAGGGAGAATAGACTTTTCTTCTTAATCATTATTAACTTTAACTGAGGAGGGTAAAGCTTATGGCTTTTACTACATCTGCAGGTTACGCTAACCTGCCTAGTGGTAATTTTACACCGTCTATCTTCAGTCAAAAGGTTCTTAAATTTTTTCGTAGAGCATCGGTTGTAGAGGATATTACTAATACAGACTATGCTGGGGAAATTGAGAATTTTGGAGATACGGTTAACATTATCAAAGAACCTACAATTACAGTATCATCTTATACTAGAGGTGCTGTAGTTAATCCACAAGATCTAGCTGACGACCAAGTTAGTATGGTTGTGGATCAAGCAAACGCATTTGCGTTTAAAATTGATGACATTGAGGAACGCCAATCTCATATTAACTTTGAAGCATTGGCAACATCATCAGGTGCATATTCTTTAAAACGTGCTTATGATGCCAATGTTCTCGACTTAATGGCAACTAACGCTGGACTAACTGGTGAATCTGGTGCGTCTACTGCCCAAATTGCAGGAATCGGTACATTAGGTACTGCTCTTGACGTTGGGGGAGCATCTACTCCGGGCGATACTGCCGTTAATGTAATGTTAAAAATGTCTAGAGCACTGGATGACCAGAACGTTCCTGAAGAGAACAGATGGTTTATTGCTCCACCATTATGGTATACACACCTTTTCTCAGCAGGTGGTAAAATTGCTGAAGTTCAGGTGACAGGTGATCAAGTATCTCCACTCCGTAACGGAATGGCGTTACAAGGTACTATTGCTGGATTTAAATGCTATAAATCAACTGCATTAAATTCTAGTGGTGGAACTGATCAGGTAACTATTAGTGGTTTGGCTACAGATGGTACAGAACACACCATCATGGCTGGACATATTTCATCAACTGCCACAGCTTCACATATTGCTAAAACTGAAGTAGTTAGATCTACTGAATCTTTTAGTGATGTCGTGAGAGGTCTTCATGTTTTTGGACGTAAAGTTCTACGAGCAGAAGCTATAGTTCGTGGTCAAGTTAGCTTAGATTAAGGGAGGATTGACTTATGGCTACTCATAATAACACCATAACTGGTGGAGGTACTACAGGTCACATAGCTGACGCTGCTAAAGCTTACGTTAGAACTTCTAAAGTCTGGGATACTGCTGATGGTGGTACAGGTGGAGATGTCGTTCAAATGCTCGATATTCCTGCTGATACTATGATTATTGGTGGATGTCTCGAAGTTCTCGAAGCTAGAGGTAACGGACAGATAACTATGGATATAGGATTCACTGGTGGTGATGTTGATACATTTCTTGATGGATCAGCATGTGCTGCTGGGTTTTCACCTTTTCTAAACGCTGCAGTTGGAGCATCTGGGTCTAACCCAAAGATGTTAACTTCTGCTGACACTATCGATTGTCTTATTCTCGATGGTGGATCGTCTGGAGAAAGTGCATTACGTTTCCGTATTCACGTTGTAATGTGTGACGTTTCTAAAAATCCAGTAGAAGCTGCAACAGTTTCAACTGGAACATAACACTATTGGGGAGTGGGGCAACCTGCTCCCCTTTTAACTAAATGACCCCTCTTATGAGGATATATGTTATTACAATTATTTAATCCAGAAGAAATACAATTTTGTCTGGATAATAGTTGCGAAATGCAAGATGGTTCAAAAACAAAAGCGTTAACGAGCCTAAAGAAAAATGAGGAATCTGTTACTGTTCCTGAAAAAGTAAGAAATTTCGTAACTTCAAAGATTTATAATAATTCGTTTGTTGACTCTGTTATAAATCCAACTCGTGTATCAGTAAACTTTTACAACCAATATGAAGAAGGTGGATACTACGACAAGCATATTGATAGCTTTAAAGCTGAACCAAAGGTAAACAATACGTATTTTGATTATGGGTTCTCAATATGTCTTACAGATGATTATGAAGGTGGTGAGTTTATACTCACAAATGAAATAGGTGAAATTCCGTTTAAATTAAAAGCTGGGCAAGTGTTGTTTTTTCCGATAATATATGCCCATGAAGTTGCAAAAGTAACAAAGGGAACACGCAAAGCTCTTATAGGGTGGTTGTCCACAAATGTGAGTTACGAACAAAGTTATATATTACGTAATTTATATGAAGTAAACTCAGCACTTGTACAACAAAAGAATAATAATATGGCTGTAAAATCAACAGTTGTACAGAATTATCTTAAAAAACTATGGGGGAAATAATGTGGATTCCAGTAATAATAGTTGCGTGGGGATTAGGGGGTTCACCTGTTTGGATAAATTTTCCAATGGTAAACTTTCCATTCTCAACAAAAGAGAGATGTATAGAATACACAAAAGTCGTTAGAGATAAAGTACAACGAAATCCTGCCTATGTTGCAGGATATAGTGCTTGTATAGAAATACCTCAAGGGGAACAGACATGAACAAAATTTTTAAATGGTTTGAAAAACTTTTTAAAACAAGAGAAGTTAAATACTTACAGGGAAGACAATAATGTTTGGATTTATAGGACAGTTAATAGGACCTGTATCAAGTCTTGCAGGAACTTGGATGCAAGGCAAGGTTGATAAGGCTAAAGCCGAAACAGAAGTGAAAGTTGCAAAAGCCAAAGCTGAAGCAGAGGTTTATAAAACTTCGGCTACGTCAGAAATGCTTAATGAGCAAGCTCTTACTGCTCAAATGGCAGGGTCATGGAAAGATGAATTTTGGACCATTATTTTTGGAGGGGTGCTAGTTGCCTCATTTTTGCCCTTTTCGCAGGAATATGTTCGAGAAGGGTTTATATTTTTAGAAACCTCCACTCCGAGTTGGTTTTCAACATGTTTGTATATTTGTATTGGATCTAGCTTTGGGTATAGGTTCGGTAAAACTGGGTTACAATTAATGAATAATAAGAAGAAATAGATATGACCTGTGAATGTGGAGAAAATTGTACGTGTAAGTCTGAAGACTTAATTCCTGATAAAAAAGCCTATCAGGTTAACAAACGGAGAATGGCTTGGATATTAATATTACTTATGGCTATAACAACTATTTTAACTTTAATGTACCCAGACAGGCTTGCCGAAGCCGAGTCTATCCTTATGACTCAGTACATTTCTATGTGTGGCTTAGTAGGGGCATATTTTGGTTTTAGTGCATTGAGTGGGAGGAAATAATGGAACTTTTTATAGATAAGTTAAGGGAAGAACTGGAAGCTGATGAAGGTTGCAAATACCATGTGTACCTCGATCACTTAGGTTTACCAACGGCAGGTGTGGGTCATTTGCTGATAGGTAAAGACCCAGAATACGATAAACCTGTTGGAACTGTTGTTAGCGAACAAAGAGTTGCTGAATGGTTTGAACAAGATATTAATATTACATTAAATGATTGTGAAAAGGTATACGATAATTGGAAAGATCTCCCAGAAGAAGTGCGATTGATTACAGCAAATATGATGTTTAATCTTGGGTATCCTCGTTATTCAAAATTTCGTAAATGTATACAAGCTATAAAGGATGGGAATTGGAACGAAGCAGGAAACCAAATGGAAGATTCACGATGGCACAAACAAGTAACGAACCGAGCAAACAGGTTAATCGCACGAATGAAAGCTGTGGGTACACAGCCTTAGAACTTGTTCGGCAACGAAACAGAAAACGCCACTTAAAGGCACTATTTAAATTTTTTAAACCTATAAATAAGGAGTTCAAAACTTATGTCTACCGAAAAATTATATCAAACTAATACCTCTTCTGAACCTACTAAATATACAGTTCATAAATCAAACACGGATTTTTTTGAGATGGGGGATACGGAGATTATTGATGGTGGGGATGATTCTTTTGGAGGAGAGACAGATGAGTGGAATGACCTTCAGACTATTAATGTTGAACCCCCACAAATAGGGTTCTTTGATTGGTTAGATGACAAGTTGCCTAAAAAGAAAAGCAAGGGCTTTTTTGAGTGGCTTGATGAGAAGCTGTGATTGAATTTGTACTTTATGTATATTTAGAAAGTGCAGTATATAATAAAACGCAGGTATTCGCAAGTATAGATAGGTGTCAATATTTTGCAGAAAGGCTAAATGACCAACGTTCCATACCCCAGCCTAACGGAACACATAAAAAAATAACGGCTGTTTGTTTACCAAAGGATAAGTAAATGTTAGACCCAGTAACATTATCAGCAGCCGTAAGTGCGGCCAATATTGCTTATAATGGCATAAAAAAAGCCATGCAGGCATCTAAAGATATTGAAGACGTAACAGGCGTAATCGGCAAATGGATGACTGCCGTAAGTGACGTTGATAATATTAATAAACGTGCATCGAATCCTTCTCAGATAGACAGGATATTTAATGGGTCAGTTGAGGAAGTTGCACTTCAAAGTTTTGCTGCAAAGAAAAAGATAGCAAAACAAAGACAGGAATTAAAGAATTTTGTAACTGCCCACTACGGAATGACGGCATGGGATGAGATTCTGAGGTCTGAAGGGAAAATTAGAGCAGCCAGACAAAAAGCCGTGTATGCTCGTGAAGAAAAAATGAAACAAATAAGAGAGTTTATAATTATAACAATAGCAACACTAGTAGGAGCAGGATGTATCGTAGCAATGGCTTGGCTTATATTTTTTGCACCAACCTCAACATAAGAAGGAAACTATATATGAAAAAATTAAAAGATTATTATTATTCTATTGCAACAACAAAAGAAGTCATGAAAGAGTTATTACTTGTACTATTATTCACAATACCATTAACAGCCAATGCAGAAATGTTGGGCTTTAATACTAAATTTGATGGATCATATAATATGGACACAAGTACTTCGGAATTAACAGGGCAAGTTGGAAGAACTATTGGCATGTATGGATTTTCTGTTACAGGGGATATTGATTTTGATTTAATAGAGTTTGCTTATGATGGCATGGATTTTAAAGCCGAATATGATATTTTAGATGCAAACAGCACTTCATTATATATTTCTTCAGGCTTGGACACTAACTGGGGTCTAGAAAATATAGTTATAGGGTTTACAGCAGAATTTTAAATGTGTATAATAGGTTATGAAACAATTTTTTAAAGATGCATTAGAGTTTGCTGTCAAAAAGGCTAAATCTGACCAACAAATAAAAGAAATTATGAGTAACTTTAAAGACATACATAAGTCTATAAATAAGGTAGAAAAACAAGATGGCAAGCACATACCTAGTACTAATAAATAATGTATTACGAGATATAAACGAAGTCGAGTTAACCAGCTCTACATTTAGTAGTTCTCGTGGAATACAAAGCTCTGTAAAAGACTTTGTTAATCGTGGGATTACAGATATTATTAATGCTGAACTTAACTGGCCCTTTACACGAGCAGAAGGTTCACTAGACCTTACTTCTGGAAAACAATTGTATGCATATACTACAGTAGCATCTACATTAAAGTATCCTGATTATGATACTATATTTTTGCAACCTAAAGATTACGTTACAAATGGTGACTTTGAAGTAAGTGGTTCAGCCAGTATTACAGGATGGACAACAGTATCAGGTAGCCCTGCAGCCAGTTCTAAATTTGGTAATACTATAAAACTTACGAGTGCGTCAACAACTCAAGCGATAGCTGATCTTGTAGTTGGAAAAACATATGAAGTTGTGGTTAAATTAACTGGAGCTACATTAGCTGTTAAAATAGGTACATCTTCTGGAGGATCACAAACTACAACAGAAACAATAACTATCAGTAATGCTAATGAATCTAGTTACTCATTATTTGAATTTACAGCTACGGCTACAACTCATTATGTTACATTAGCTGAAAGCTCTGGTAGTGATGCTTATGTAGGACTAGTTACTTTAACGGAAAAGGATGTTAATCCTCAAAAACTAGAGTACATTAATTATGATGATTGGACAAATAATTATAGAGAACGAGATACAGCTACCAGTACAGATAAAATCGGTACTCCTGAATTAGTATTCACTACGTATAATGATGAAATTGGATTTAGCCCAAT